TGCCGGAACTCCGAGGACAGTTTCACGATCCGGGTCTTTTTGCGGTTAATAATCAGTCCATATTCTTTCGCCTCCTTCTCCAGACCGTCCAGGAGCTCCGCCGCGATCATTCTGCGGATGTCCAGTGCCTTGTGGTGCGCTTCCAGGTTGGAATATGCTCTTTTACTTTTGGGGATGTCTGACACGCTATCTTATCTCCTTGATTAGATTTACCCGGCCCACGAGGGGCCGGGATTTTTGATCAATAGATCAGGAAAGCCGGGCGGACGCCGACGGAGTACGAGGCGTTCCAGGCGTTGGCACCACCGTCGCCGGCGACAAGGCAGAAAGCCGTCGCCGACTGGACGTCTCTCAGCCACCAGTTTTCTCTGTTCGTGATCAGATCCGGGCGTGCCTGGAACAGAGCCAGCTGACTCTTGTCGATGCCCGTGTCGTAGCCGTTCTGCACTCCGCCGCCCCATGCGTAGGAGCCGTAGACCATGTGCTCGTTCATCAGGTCGATCTGGCTGTCGTACCATGCCCAGCCGGAGCTGGCGCCATTGCTGACAGCGTTAGGCAAGAGGATCCTGTGAGTCAGGATGTGGTCTGCGCCGAAGTCAGCCTTGACAATGGCCAGAGCGTTGGCCAGGCCGGAGGTCTTCATCTTGCTGCCGTAGTAGGAGCCGGTCGTGACGTTAGTGTCATTCATCACGCCGTTATAGAAGGACTTGTCGGGGATGACCAGCATATGGTGGGTGGTCAGCTCGGTGTCGCCGCAGTGCAGACGGTAGTCAGCATGGGCGGCCCAGTATTTTCGGCTGTTGATGGTCCAGTAGCCGCCGGTGCGGACCTTCTCGAACTTGCCAGCACGAATGTCAGCGGACTGCTCAGCGGTGAAGCTGGCGCCGAGATCGTGCTCATAGATGAAGGAGTTGGCCCTGGACGCACCGGTCTGGCCGAGCATTGTGGTCAGCTCCTTCAGGGCTTTGATGTCTTGGGCGTTGGTGCCTACCAGGCCGAAGACTTCGTTGATGGCGGCGATCAGGCTGGTCTTGTCCTCAGTCTCCAGCGTGTCCAGGTCTCCGTTGATGAAGGCCTTGATGGCGCTGATAGGGATCCTCTTGACGCCTGTGCCGTCTGCGAGTCGTACCAGGAGAACGTCCTCCCCGCTGGCTACGGCAGCCAGCGCGTCGTACTCTGTGAAGCGTTTGCCGTTTGTTACGTCAATCTGCATAATGTTCCTCCTTATGCGGTTTTATATTTCCAGTCGCCGATGATCGCGTTGCCATCGTCGTCCAGGATCGGGTTGCCGTCATCGTCAACGACGTGAGTGAACAGATCGTTGTGGATGATCATGTATTCCAGAGCGGTCAGGCGCTCGTCCAGATCGCTCGTCTTGTTGATGAGCCTGCCGGCGACGTCCTCGTCCAGAAGGCCCTGCACGGTGGCAAACCACTCGTTGAAAGCGTTCTGGCTGGTGCGCTGGAACTCTTTCATGGCCTCCGTGACGGCGGTCAGATCTGTGTTGCCCTTGGTCTCCAGCGCCTCGATGTATTCGTCGATGGCAGCCGTGAAGCCGTCATAGGCTGCCTTGGCCATCTGCTCGAACTGGGAGTAGCTGGCGTTGGACTTGGCCACAAACTCAACATAGAAGGCATTGAACTGGTCATAGAAGGCCTCGGTGTCGATGCTGTCGATGAACTGGGTGATATAGCCGCAGACTGCGCTGTTGGGGCGGGTGTCGCTGATGGAGCTCTGAGTGATGACGGTCTGGTTGGCGCTGACTGTTACGTTTGCCAGGCCCAGCTCGTAGTAGTCGCCGCTGACGGGTTGGATGAGCTCCGGAGCCTGGGGCGTTGCCGCTGCCGTGCCGGTCTTCACGATGATCTCGCAGAGGCGCTCCAGGTAGTTGCAGCGCAGCACGACACGGTCGATGCGGCTGTAGCTCGTTGGAGCTGCGGCCAGCTGGAAAGTGGCAGGAGCGGGATCATAGGCGAAGGCGCCGTTGATCAGGCCGAAGCCAGGGCGGACCGTGACGCTCAGGCCAGTGTCGCCTGCCAGCACTTTGAAGCAGTCGGCAGGCTTGGCCAGCACGCCATTGGTCAGCAGTTTGGAAAAGAGCAGGCGGAACAGTTCCGACGTCTCTGCTCTGTCAAAAATAGGCATACCCTCGGAGTCCACGCCGGTGATCTCCGAGTCAAAATAGCCGTATCTCATGGCCATGTTAAAATACCTCCCTTTGGATGATTTTCGTGATGCTGGTCATCTGGTCATTGCCGAAGACGACGGAGAGGGTCTGCTTGCTGCCCTCGTAGACCTCCTGGATCTCGGTGATCCGCTTGGTGGTCTCGATGCCGACGTCTGCGTAGCGGTAGGTGCAGAGGTCGCCCAGGTCGAAGTCCACGCCGTAGGTCAGGTTGGCGTTGGGATCCACGTCGCCGTTGACGGTCTCGATCTTCTGGTACTCGGCCAGCTTCTCCAGACCACGCTGACGAAGCAGCGCCCTGTACTGGTCGGCCGTGTACGTGTGCTCGTCGCCGGCGTCGTCCTGGTAGGTGCTCTGGAGATCCCGGGCGTCCACGTAGAGCTCCCGGCGCTCCTCGTCCGCACTGCTGCGGAGATCCACCTCCACGATGACACGGGCGGAGCCTTCTCCCTCGCCGGCGACGTAGGCGAAGTTCTTATACTCGGACTCATCCCGGTCGTAGACGGCGTTCTTGACGTTGTAGAAGCTGTCCGAGAAGATGGCCCAGCTGTTCTCAGTCTGGTCGTCCGTTCTGTCCTTGCCTTTCCACACCTCGAAGATGAGGTCGTTGTTCAGGTAGTCGTAGCGTAGCCGGTGGCTGAGCTCCTGGGTCTTCTCGATTTCATAGAGCTTGTCGCCCAGGTTGTCGCCGGTAGCCGTAACCGTGACACTCGCGCCGATGCCCTTCGGCTCGCCCAGTTTGACCTGGGAGATCTTCCGGCCGGCATCGGTCGGGTTGATCACGTAGCGTTCCACCATCTTCCGGCCGATGACTTCCGGCGTGCCGGTGAGGCTGATCTGCGTGTTGAGCACGCGGCCGTTCAGGAGTTCCTCGGAGAAGTAGCCCTTGCAGTAGGCTGTCCGGGTGCCTTTGGCGTCTTTCGCGAAGTTGACCTCGCGGATCACGCCCAGTTCGTCCCGGTCGTTCCGGTAGAGATAGCGGCCGGTGTTCATCAGTGTGAAAAACTCGGCGGGAGTGTGCAGCTCGAACAGGCCGGAGGCGTAGTACCGCCGGTCCCAGATGAGCGTATTGAACACGCTGACGACGCCCAGCGTGTCGAAGTTCTGGTCGAGGATGATCAAATTCATGCGCTACACCCCCAGATACTTCGGAGTGTAAAACAGATTGACGTCCAGGTTGGTGTAGTTCCCATCCGCGTCGTACTCCAGATAGTTGTCGCCCACTTCCAGCTTGAAGGGCTCACTCCGGCGGTCGATGCGCTGGTAGTAGTTGACGCCGTTCAGAGTGATGACCTGGTGCCGGTCGTTGGTGTCGATGAGAAGCACGTCGCCGGTCTGCATCGTGACACTCACGCGCATGAACTGGCCCGTGCCGGTGTTCGTGATCTTAGGGTTGACCACGGTGCCCCTGGTCGCGATGAACTGGATCTGGACACCGGTCGGGACGTCTCCGTCGTTGCTCAGCACGACCTCCTTCTTCAGCGTTCTGTAGCCGGCAGTGTTGCCACCCAGGAGAAGGCCACGGGCTTCCGGCTTATAGTCCAGCTTGCCCGTCTCCATCCTCTTGCGGAGGGAGATCCAGGGGAAGGAGAACAGCGGCGTGATGTTCGCCATGTTCTTGCCGAAGTTGTCCACATTGAGCATATACGGGTCCGGACAGATCAGATCCACCAGGATCTTCAGCTTGCTGTCCATGTTCTTCGATGCTGCGAAGGTCCAGCCCTCCAGCTCGTACTCGATGTTGCGGCTGACGCCCATGTTGGTGATGAGCGCCTTGCCGGTGTACTTCGGGTTGAAAAACTTGATTACTTTGGCCCGGTTTTCCGGGTTGTTCTTGCTGCTTCTGAAGCTGGCCTCGATGTGGATCGGCCTTGGTTTGATCTTCTTGCCATCGACAGACGCCCCGTCCACCAGGGCGTTGTCTGATGTGCTGATCTCCACCTCAGAGGCCTCCAGGCCGGACACGGCAGTGATGTCAATGTCCTGGCCCGGTCCCATTTTGAGGGTCTTGCCGTTGCAGGTCAACTCGATGGTTAATGTGTTTACTGTCATTTCACACCTCCAACCATGTTACGCAGAGCCTCGCGCTGCTTCTTGGCCACCTCGGAAGGAGTAGCCACGGGCACGTTGTAGGTGTTGCTCTGCTCCATGCGATTGTCATTGTAGACGGTAGTGCCGGCGCCCGCCATTCTCAGCCCCGCAGCGTGCGAAGCTCCGACGGAGAGCTGGCCGACGCTTGCCGACATCTCGGCCCGCATGGCACTGACGAGCTCGCCGGCCTTGGCCTTCATGTCCTTCAGCGTTGCCGGCATGGACTTGTCCAGGCCCTTGCCCACGCCGGGCATGATCCAGCGGCCGACCTTGTCCGCGAACTCTTTGGACGGGGAGTTGATGCCGAGGGCGTCTTTCGCAGCGTCCAGCAGACTGTTGGCCAGGTTGCTGACCTTGTTCGTCAGCCAGTTCCAGCCAGAGCTGATGCCGTTCCAGATGCCGCTGACGATGTTGCCGCCGATCTCCGCCATCTTGCTCGGCAGGCTGCTGAGCCCGTTGACGATGGAGTTGAACAGCTGGGTCGCCGCTGCGGCGCCCTTCTGGGCCAGCTGTGTGCCCCAGGTGACGACCTTCTGGGCCGCCTGGCTCAGATAGTCCCAGACCTTGCCCGGGAGCTGCTGGAGCGTGCTGGAGACCTTGCTGAGCATATTGCTCGCTGCGGTCGAAGCGTTGGAGACCATCTGCTGGCCCCAGGCCACCACTTTATTGACGGTGTTGACCAGGTGCGTCCAGATCTTCCCGGGTAGCTCCTGGATGATGCCGCTGACCTTGCTGAGCATATTGCTCGCTGCGGTCGAAGCGTTGGAGACCATCTGCTGGCCCCAGGCGATGACCTTGTTCACCGCATTGACCAGGTGCGTCCAGATCTTGCCAGGGAGTTCCTGGATGATGCTGTTGACCTTGCTGAGCATATTGCTCATGGCCATGGAGGCATTGCTGAGCATCTGCTGGCCCCACTCGACGAGGTCCGTCACGATCTCGGCGAAGACTTCACCGATCAGACCGGGAAGCTCGGCCAGCACGTCAATGATGGCCGCGACGATGTCCGGCACGGCCTCCGCCAGCTCGACCACGATGACTGGGATGGCTTCGATCAGGGCCCCCAGGAGCTTGATGCCAGCCTTCGCGATCTGGGGTGCTGCGGCGATCAGAGCCGTCACGGTGGCCCTGATGATCTGAGGCAGGGCGTCCACCAGCGCGTCGATGATGACAGGCAGGGCGTCCACCAGTGCCATCAGGAGCTCGATGCCGGCGTCAATGATTTGCGGGACGGCCGAGATCAGGAACTCCACGATGGAGCTGATGACCTCCGGCAGTGCTTCGATCAGTACGGGAAGCGCCGCAAGGATGCCCTGAGCCAGACCGAGGATCAGCTCCAGCGCGCAGTCGAGGATTGCGGGCAGTTGGTCCAGGAGTGAGGTCACAACGTAGCTGATCAGCTCGATCAGCGCAGGCAGAAGCGACGGCAGCATGGAGCTGATGCCATTCACGATGCCGGTGAAAATTGTGACAAGAGTGTCCAGGAGAGAGCCCAGTCCGTCGCCTTCGATGAAGCCCGTGATCATCTGGACGACCTTGTCAGCTGTTCCGGCGAAGTCGAAGTCCAGGACCGCGTCCTGGAGCTGCTTCAGGACGCTCTGGCCTGCTGAGAGCACGGCCGGAACGATGGCAGCCACCAGACCCGGAATCTGTGCAATAATAGCGCCGCCGAGCGCTGGAAGCGTCTCAGCGAAGCGCGGAATGATCTCGGCGAGGTTCTTGACGATATTGTCCGCTGCCGTGGCGAAGGCGTCCGCCAGCTGGTCCGCGTCGCCGGATCCGTTCATGAAGTTGTCCCAGGCAGCCTTGGCCGAAGCCATGGAGCCCTCCAGCGTACTCGCGGCCTCTTTGGCCGTGGTGCCGGTGATCCCCATTTCCTCCTGGACCGCGTGGATCGCCTGGTAGACGTCGTTCAGGTTGTTAATGTCATACTTGACGCCGGTCAGCTTTTCAGCATCAGCCAGGAGGCGCTCCATCTCGGTCTTGGTGCCGCCGTAGCCGAGCTTCAGGTTGTCCAGCATCGTGTAATTTTGTTTCGCGAAGCCCTGGTAGGCGTTCTGGATCATGTCCATGGACGTCCCCATCTTGTTCGCGTTGTCGGCCATGTCGATGATGGCCATGTCGGCCACTTTGGCCGCTTCCTCGGTATTTCCGCCGAGGGACTGGAGCAGGGACGCCGAGAAGCTCGTGACCGTGCTCATGTAGTCATTGGCAGACATGCCCGCCGTCTGGTAGGCCCGATCTGCCGACGCGATGACCGCGTCAGCTGCATCGCCGAAGAGCGTCTCCACGCCTCCGACGTTCTGCTCCAGTTGCCCCACACTGTCGAGAGCTGACTTGCCGAGATTGGCCAGAGCATCAACTGCTCTGGTCATCATCTGGCCGGTGAATACGCCCAGCGCCTGCTGAGCGACGCTCGCGACCTTGCCCATGCCGGACTGTAGGCCGCCAGTGTCCAGGCTTGTATCAAATTTCAGAGTCCCGTCTGATGCCATGACCTTCTCCTCCTGTCAAAAGGACGGCAGGGTTGCCGCCGTTCATGAGTAGAGAGTTCAGGTCACTTTCAAGCTGCTGCCGGTCAGCCGACTGAGGGAGCGCATAGACGCGCTTCAGGTGCTCATAATGCTGCCGTTGCTCCTTGGACGCCTTGGCCGGGATCTTCATCGTGCGGTAGCCGATGATTTTGACCAGCTGAGTCTCTTCAGGGAGCGATCGAAAAAGCGCTCGAAACTGCCACCAGTGGAGGGGATGCCGCGCCAGATCCAGGCCGTAGGCCTGCATAAACGCGGAGTAAATATAGTCGGCGTCGTACTCGTAGGAAAAAGGCGGATCCTTGTCGCTGCTGTCCGTGGCGTCTTCTTCCGTCGTCTCAGCGGGATCCGTGCCGCAGCGATAAAACCAGATCATTTTGCTGATCGCCTCGTCGAGCACGTCGCCATCGAAGACGACGCCCGGGAAGTAGAGATCCAGCGCGGTCCTGAGTTTCTCCAGGTCATCGAGCTGGCCGTCTTGCAGGACTTCCTCGAACAGGATCCCCGTGCGGAAGTCCGTGGTGATCGGGACCAGCTGGCCCGCGATCTCGACCTCATCAGGCAGGCCGTCGATCAGAAGGTTCAGTGTCTTTTACCCTTGCCGTGACCGTGCTGCTGGGAGACGAACTGCGCGGTCTGCATCTGCCGGGTGGCAGCCTGCTGGCGCTGGGTGTAGCGGTTGGTGAAGTCGTTGAGCGTCTTCCGCTCACTGGCAGCCCACTCGCTGACCTTCTCGATGGCCTTCAGGTGCTCCATGACGTTCATCTTGCCGTGGAAGAGCCTGTCGGCCGTCCCGGCGCCGAAAATCTCGTCAAAGCACACATTGACCACCTCACACTGGGCGCGGTAGTTGGCCGCAGCGGTCGGGAAGTTCTCGCGCTTTTTGGCCTGAGCCGTGTCGCGCATTTTGATCATGGACTGCTCGAACTTCTCCATGAAGTCCGCGTCCATCAGATCGCCTTCGAGTTTCACGTCGTTAATAATCAATTCCATTATTCTGTTGTCCTCCTCTGGTCGGTGCTATAAAAAGAGCACCAGCAGGCTGCACCGTTGCGCCTGCTGGTGCCTGGTCGCTCACTGCCCTCGCTGGGCCAGTAGTACGGAGCCAGTGTTTACTTGTTTACGCGACGGGGGTGTCGTACTTACCGGCGAAAGTGCCCGCCGTGAACTTCTTGCTCACGGTGTCAAACTTGCCCTGGATAGGATCGCCGACCGCGTGAAGCGTGCCGGAGACGCTGATCTTCTCGCCGCCTGCTCCGGAGTTGTCGCTGACCTCATTGGCCACAGTGAACAGGCGGGCGGTGAACTCGGCAGCGGCCTCAGTAGCTTCGCCGATGGGGTTGAACAGTTCGACGCGGACGTACTTCAGCTGGGCGTCAGTGCCGGTCGCATGGTCGCGGCCCATCTTCCAGAGCTTATAGATCGCCTTCTGGGAAGGGATCAGACGGGACTCATAGGAGAACTCCGTCTCGTAGCCGGTGATGTCGGTGGACGCGGTACTCTCGTTGATGTAGGTTTCGCTGTCGGTCTGTGCGTTGGGGCTCTCGTCCAGAGTGGTAAAGCCGGTGCCCATGAGCTCGTAGGTGCCGTCGATCTCGGCATAGTCCGCGATGGCATTGCGGAGCAGGGCAGCACGGCTCTCGTCAAAGAGCTGAAGGTTGATCTTTTTCATGTGCTTATGCCTCCTTGTGATAGATGAGTTCTAACTGGATCTGGTAGCGTGCATTCCTCATGGACTCGTCGAACATATAGCCAGACGAGAGCACGCTGAGCTGTTCCGGGTGCATACCTTCCGGCAGCTCCGGAAAACTGCCGGCAGCTTCCTGAGCTTCGACCCAGTTGGCGAAGTCCTCGTAGAAGGTGCTGTTGGCGATGTTCTGGAGCCGGTCCATGCTGTAATACTCCCGGCTGCCGAAGTTGAACTGGTAGCGCCGGTCAGAGCTGCCGTCGATGTATGTCTCGATGATCGGGTTGAAGATCCCCGTCTCGATGGTGTACTCCTGCGGCTCGTCTCCCAGGGCGTCCACGCGGAACACTCCGGCATTGAGGAGAGGGCAGTCCTTGAAGAAGTCAGCGACGCCCTCGATGATTGACTTGACCATGTCGGACCTCCTTTACTTGTTGACCAGCTTCAGGATCTGCGTCCTGTGTGCGGTTTTCATTCGCTCAAACCACATACCGCCACGCCTGGAGTCGTAGCTGCGGGTCGGGCTGGTGTTGTAATACTGCCGGCGGGCGTATGGTGCGATGTACTGCACCTCGCCGGAGCCGATGACGGTGCCCAGCGTGCCGGATCGCTCCAGGGCGCCGGTGCGTTTAGGAACCATCGGAGCGCAGAGCCTGAGCACTTCACTGTCGATGATCTCCTGCTTCTTGCTGAGCATTTCGTTCATTCTCGGGGCGCAGCCGGCGTTCCAGATCAGCTCGGCCTTGCCGTTCTTTCCCCGGACGATGGCGCCCCTGGGGTTAGTGATGGGTTTAAACGCCATTATTCGCCTCCGATCCGCCAGTGCTTCACGGCGGCCGAGCCTCTGATGGTGTTGTCCGCGTACTCCTTGACGTAGATCAGATGGCCGAGCGCCTCCACCTGCTTCTGATCGACCGGAGCCGTCAGCTCGGTCGCCACAGGCAGCACATAGTCGCCGGTCTGGAGCGTCCACGCCTTGGCAGCTGCATCCTCGTCCAGCTGGCGGAACTTATCCGCCGGGACATAGCTCCGGCCGTCCTGGATCTTCGCTCCCAGCGGGATCCTCAACTTGTAGGCGAGGCTCTGGGAGTGAGCTCCGTCCGTAGAGTGGCCGGAGCTCTTGTTCTCCAGGAAGGACGCGCTGCGGATGCAGGTCGGGAAGTAGACCTCGCGCCGATCAGCGCCCAGGCGTTTATTAAAGACTGTTATCGCAGTCTGCACATACATGGCGGCAGCCTCCCTTCAGGGATCGGCTCAGCCATCCGGTCGGCAGCAGGTAGACGCGGGCCGCTTCGAGGATCTTCTTGCGGAGCAGCTCCTCAGCGGTCTGGCCGTCCTGGCCCTCTGTGATGTAGGTCACGGAGTAGCCGTCGTTGGTTTCGCTTTTCACACCTGCAGCCTGGTTGCCGTTTGCGCTGGCCTGGTTGTTGTGATAATGGACGACCTCCGCCGCAGCGCAGACCGCGAGCTTCACGCGGTTGTCCTCTTTGGCGAAGATGTCCCCGTTGATATAGGTCAGGTAGCCGATGACCGCCTCCGCCTTGGCCTCGACTTTGGAGAAGTCAGCCTCGGGGATCGTGACCCCGAAGGTCTGCTTGTAAAAATCATAGGAGACGTACATCAGGCTGCACCTCCTTTACTTAGACGCTGGTGGGGGTCAGCACGGCGAACGGGAAGCGCTTCGCTTTATCCTTGGCCATGGCGTTGACAGGGTTCGGGATCTCCCAGCCCAGACGCATGACAGCACGAAGGGCCACCATGTCGTTCTGCATCAGGTTGTAGGCGATGGTGCCGTCAGTGTTCTGCACGACGCCCTCAGTGAACAGCTTGAAGGTGATGTCCTGGCGGATGGAGTACACCAGCTGAGAGAAGTCGCCGGAGATCATGTGGGCCTTGGTCTTGTCGAAGGCGCCATTGCGAGGGAACTGGATGGCGGAGCCGTCCAGGGTATAGTTGCCGGCCTGCTGCATGGAGTTCAGGAACAGAGGACGCTCGTTGCCGTCCTTCAGGCCGCGCAGCTTAGCACGCATACCGATGTCGGCCACATGGCCGGACACGAAGTAGCCGGACTCCTCCACCTTGGAGATGATGCCGCCCTCGCCGAGCAGGTCAGTGTAAAGATCAGCAGAGATCTGCTTCACTGCGCCGGCAGTAGTAGCGGAAGGCACCAGACCCTCACGCCAGGTTGCGGGCTTGTCAGTGCCGAACAGGATGGCGGCGTCGATGACCTGGCCAAAAGCCTCCTGGATACGAGGACGGACCTCGCCCCAGATGTCGTAGTCAGCGTCGTCCAGAACTGCCTCGGGGATGGGAACGATGACCGCGATCTCCTCGGCGATGATGGTCTTCTTGTCCCATGCCTGTCTGGTGGTCTTCTTCTGACCGGTGTCGCCGTTCACGAAGTAGGCGATAGGCAGAGCATCCAGAACAGGGAGACGGGTCTGGGCTGCAGTCATATTGGCCAGACGGCGGCCCATGGAGAGGACAGCGGACTGAGCGATGGCGCCCTGGATGATTTCCGCAGCACGGTCCTCGGGGATCAGAGACTCGGCGCCAGATCTGTCAATGATCTGGGCGTCGGTCTCAAAAAGCTGAAGATTAAAATACTTTTTCATGTGGTTATTCCTCCATAATTTTGTTAGTTGCGGCCCGCTTTTCTGCGGATGGCAGCGTTGATGAAGTCGTTGCTGTTCTGGTTTCCAGAGCTGCCCGCACCGGAACTTTCCGTGCCGGTCTTCACGCGGTAGGACCCGCTGCCGCTGGTAGCAAAGCGGGGGTTTTCTTTCAGGAACTTGGTGGCGGCCTTCTCGAAGTCGAGCTTGCTGTCCTCTTTCATCAGGGCCGCGATCTTGAACATGACGTAGTCAGTGTCCTCGGCGCGGACGCCCTTCTGGGCGAGAGTCTGGCTGTTCTTCATCTGAGCCAGTTCTGCGAGCGCGTCATCGCGCTCTCTCGTGATGGCGTCCACATTGGGGCGCTGCTTCTCTCGGTTGGCCTTGAAGTCCTTGATCGCCTGGTTGATTTCCTCCTCGCTCATGCCCTGCTGTTTGAAGTAGGAGCTGAGAGCGGCCTTCTCGGCGCGTTCTGCACGAGCCTGGGCGATCTCCTCGGCCTGCTGGAAGCTGTAGCCTCCAGTGCCTCCATTATTCCCGGCATTTCCCTGGCTGCCGTTGCCGTCCCCAGCGTTTCCACCCTGGCCTCCGCCAGAGCCGCCCTCGCCGCCGTTGTCAAAGAGCTGAAGGTTAAAATACTTTTTCATTGGGTCATTCCTCCGTTTTTGTAATGTGTCGTGAACATTCCCGCCGGCTCAGAGCCCGGCGTCTGCTCATAATAAAAGCGCCTCGCGGCGCTCAAATTATCGTTATTTCTCCATAGCTGTCCCGGATGCCTTCCAGGCCCAGGACATAAGTGCGGACCAGCGCCCGGCCGATCTCATTCAGATCCGGCCAGCTGATGACAGTGCTGCCCGGTCTGACGCTCTCCTGGATCTCGATGCCCGCCACCTCGCGCAGCCCCTCGATCAGTGTGAGGGTCAGTGCCGAGACGCCGGCGCAAATAATGTTATGCCCGGGAGACGCCCCAGGGAGCCGCTGTGCGTGCCCTGAGACGGTGATCCCGGTGTCCTTGACGTTTATCCGGATCATGTGCTTGCTCCCTTCTGAGCTGCGTCCTGGGCCGCTCTGCGTTGCTTCTCGGCGCGTTCTTTCGCACGGTTGGCCGCTTTGGCTGCCTGCTCGGCCTGCCATTGCGCGTAGACCTGCGGGCTCGGTGAAATTCTGCCCGTGGTGCGTCCCGTGTAGATGCGCTCCGTCTGCTCCTCCAGGCCCATCGCCTTCGAGAAGCTGCGGTACTGCTCCAGCTGGGCCTGGTACTTGCACCGGGCGATGGTGATGTCTTCCTTGTCAGCCCCTCCAGCACGAAGGAGCTGCACCTGCTCACGCCGGGCCCGCATAGCTGTTTCCATCTGCCTCTGCTTCTGAGTGGCCTCGTAGGTGGTGTACTCCTTGCCACGGAAGCGGCGCGGAGTGTTTTCCCTGGCGTTCTGCTCCTCCAGCCATTCGTCGGTGTAGAGCCGCTCGCTCACTCCGGGGATGAAGGGATAGTAGGTGTGGCGGCAGTTCCAGCCCAGCAGGCCCGGGCCGGTGCCCAGGCCGCACTTGGTTGTCAGCTGCTCCTTGGTGTAGACCTTGCCCTGCCATGCAGCGTGATCCGGACGAGCTCCGGCGTGCCATGTGACCTCGAAGTAGTCGGTCCCCAGCCGCTGGGCGTTCAGATCCGTGACGTGACCGGTGAGCTGGCCGAAGCCAGTGAGCAGAGCACGGCGGGCGGCCACGTCCACGCGATTGTGCCAGCCGCTGGCGTAGTCCACGCCGTAGTCGCTGCTGCCATCGCTGAAGGGGTGGTCGGTCCGGAGCCCGGAGGCTGTCATCTGGCTGACCATGCGGCGGACCAGCGTGGTGTAGTCGTAGGCGCCGTTGGCCATGCCGGTGATGGCGTCGTCCAGGTAGCCATTGTAGACGTCAGCCAGGGGCGTGAATACTTTCCCGCCGTGGCCGTTGTCCAGCATGAAGCCGGTGCTCCTGGTGATGTTGTAGAGCTCCTCGCTGGACTGATGCACCAGGGCGTCGGTCAGCTGCTGGAGCTCGGGGTTTTGCTCGTAGGGGATGAACTCCTTGCCGATCTGCTCGTAGAGGCTACGGTCGCGGGTATATTCCCGCTCGATGACCTCAGCGTAGAGCCGGCGGACTTCCTCCTCGTTTCCGTCCACGGCCTTCCGAATCAGGTCCTCAATGTCCTGGGTGCTGTTGCCCAGGATGATGAGGCGCTGGATCTGCCAGTCGGCCGAGTCGGTGATTGCGCCGGCCTTCCGGATCCGGCGGATGATGTCGTCCATGATCGCCATCTCCAGGTCCCGGAAGCGCTTCTCGACGCCGGCAGCCAGTAGGTCGTGGTAGCTCTGATCCATTACATCAGAACGCCGGCGGACTGGTCAGGCAGCTTACTGGCTGCGACTTCCTCCGTCTCGCCGTACCATTTCGCGCGGTACTCCGGCAGGCCCATGGCGCCCATGGCGACGTCCTTGCGGTCCTCGGCTCTTTCCGTCTGCTTGTCTTCGATGATGGAGTCGTCGAAGTCGATCACGATGTCGGTGTTCTCCGCCAGGCCGGACACGTTGGCAGTCTTACCCAGGCGGATGATCGTGCGGATCAGGTCGGTGAGAACGTCCTGAAGGATGATCTCATGCTTGCGGATCGTGCGGTACATATCGGAGTTTTCGCTGATGACCTGGGTGGCCGTCGCGACCGTGCCACGCTCGAAGCGGTAGTATTGGGTGCCGAAGCCGCACTTGAAGGAGAGCAGATTCAGATCGTTGTTGATGGCCTGCTCGTGCTGCTCGGTCCTCAGCTCCATGTTGACCTCGTGCAGCGCCTCCTTGGTGTTCTTGAAGTAGTCCTCCGGCAGCGTATAGAAGACGCTGTCGTCGGGATCGAATACCTGGGAGCCGCTGGCGTCGGTCAGCATCTCAGGCGCCACGAAGATGCGCTTACGACCGAGGGCGAACTCGTTGGCGTAGCTGTCGTACTCCAGGTCGATCTTGGCCAGGACGTCGATGCTGTTGGCGAAAAGTGCCACGCCCATCGGGTTGGTGTCGTCCTCATCCACATTGTTCGCGATGTTCAGCTTGTCGATGATGAACTGGGGCTGATTGGAGCCGGTCTCGACTCTGGCAGCCAGGCCTTCGAAGTACGGGATCGCGTTCCACTCGGCAGGCGTTAGATCTCGACCAGCGCCGGAGGAACACTCCACGACGCTGTTCTCGATGACGTACTGATAGCCGAGATCGTTGCCATCCTTGTCCTGCCAGGGCTCCAGCTTATGGTGTTGGAGCTGGACGTACTTCTTGCGCTTGTAAGTCTTCGGAAATGCGAAGATGACCTCGGTGATCCTGGAGTTCTCCCAGGCTGTGGGGTAGATGTTCTTGGCCACCACATAGTCCAGCTTGATGTCAGCACTCAGGACGCTGCCGTCTTCGGCCACTTCCATGTTGGTCAGATACGGGACATAGGCCACGGTGCCACAGGCAGCCTTGCGCTCCTGGTACTCGTTGCCCTGCACGGTGAAGTTCGCAGCATCGAGAACGCTGCGGACGAACTTGGCCGTGGTCTCGTCCTTGATGGTGATGGTGACGCGCTCGTTCAGCAGCAGGTCGCTGATGTCCTCGCAGATCTTCTTCGCCATGCCCAGGCTCTTGCGATGGCAGCGCTCATACTGCCCGGTGCCGTGGTAGACACGGTACTGGTGGAAGCGCTTGACGTTCGCCCTGTACCAGCTGTCCCACATGGCGATCTTGCTGTAGAAGGAGCTGTCGATGGTGTCGATGCCCTTCTTTTTGAAATACTCGAAAATGTTCATTTTATGGCTCCTTCCGGCTCCTCCTCTTTGTCCCTAACGGGCAGGTAGTTCTTGATTTTCGACCACATTCCCATGACCAGGTAGCGGATGGCGTCCATACCATGGTCGTCCTGCTTCACGGGCTCCTCGCGGCCCCTCTCGATGCTTTTCTTGTCGTACTCATAGAGACCGAACTCCCGGACGGCGTTCTCCTGGTCTGGCGACACGGTCATCATCTTGAAGGTCAGGAGCTTCTGCACTCGGGAGATTCCCAGCGCCACGTCGTTCTCGGCGTCGCGGATCAGCACGTTGTAACCGATGCCCCTGGTGGCCCGCTTGATCTCCTCCATCAGGCCACGGGCCGAGGGGTCGATGAAGGTATAAAAATAGCTGCATGAGTAGGTTTCATGCAGCAGGTTCAAAAACTTGACGAAGTCCCCGGCGTACTCGCTGGGACTTTTCTGCGTTCCGGTCTCCCGGCCGCTGTGGTAGTATTCCGCCAGGCCGTCCAGCTTGTGCTCGTACTCATTCAGGCCGGCCGCCTGGTATGTTGTGGCGTTCTGCTGGCCATAGTCCACGCCGATGCCGATGATCCGGTAGTGGTCGCGGCTCGGGCGCTGGATGGCAGCATCGCCGAACATATAGTAAATAAGCTCGTCCACGCCGATGCTGAGACCGAGCCAGAGCCATCTCCACTGGCGCTCATCCACTTCGTGGAGGATCTCAGCCGCCTCGATCAGCTTGGCGCCCAGCCACTCAGGAGGCACGTCCCGGTAGTCCACATGGACGTGGATGCAGTCCGGGCGCTTCTCCATCTTCCGGCACCAGACCACCACGGGGGCGTTGGGGTTCTTCGGCGGGTTGTAGAGGTAGAGCATCTGGAAGCCTTCGGCGTTGCCTCTGATGAAGGTCGCCTCGATGTTCTGGAGCTCGTCCTCGCCTTCGCCGTCTGTGAAGAACTCGCTGACCTCATCCAGCAGCACGATCTTGATGGGCTTGCTCTCGTCGATGATGCCCTTGGTGTCGTCAATGCTGTCGGATCCAGTGAAGTAGATGGTGTTGCCGTTTGGCTTGTATGTGATTTCCATGGGGCTGACCGTGATCTTGAACAGGCTCTCCGGCAGCCCCAGGCGCTTGATGGCTCGCTTGATTTCTTTGTAGACCGTTTTCCGGAGCTTGTTATGGCGCTTCCGGATGACCACGGCGGAGCAGTCTTCCTCGCTGACGATCTTATACACGACCTCGATGGCAGCCTCTGAGGACTTGGTGCCGGCTCGCCCAGAGGTCAGGATCTTGTGCGTGTGCTCTCGATCATTGAAGGCCGGCCAGAACTTCGGGATGATCAGGTCACTGATGCGGGTCGTGCGTGTCATTGATGATCACCACCTTCCCGGCGTCATCGGAGCCGTCGTTCAGCTTAGCCTTCAGCAGATGAAGGCGAGCTTTCTGCTCCTCTGTAGCTGCGTCCCAGTCCTTGTGCAGCATCTCGTCGTATTGCTTAATCAGACCCCGGAGCTCACTCTGAGCGCGTGCCTGTGCTTTCATAAAGTTGGCCTGCTTGTCCCAGGCCTGCTGGACTTCCCACTTCTCGCCCCATGACTCGGCGCCGCTGCGGTCCTCGATCTTCTCGATGGTCTTGTCTTCAGCGTCTTTGACATAGGCGATCTTCTGGGCCCGGATGATGGCAGCGTAGGCCAGCTGGATCTGGGTCCAGAGAAGATCCAGAGGGGAGGAGCCCGCTGTCAGGTGCAGCAGTTCCAGTGTCTCCTCTGGGAGATACTTGGACAGGAAGCCGAACTTCTCGGCGTTCTTGTTACCGGGTGGCCCGGTGGCGTTCTTGTTGCCAGGCTGCCCTCCTCGTTTGCGAGCGTTCGGTTTTTTAGGTTGCGAGCGCTCGGTTTCTTCGGGGGCGTCCCATTTGTAGGTGCATTTCCATCGGCGGACAGTCCCCTCCGGGATGTCCAGCTTCCGGGAGATTTCTATGAGTTTAAGGCCCTGCCGATACAATGCAAGGGCCTCGTCCACTCTCGAGTTCCTTGCTTTTGGCATGGTCTCGCCGCCTCCTATTCGTCGTTTCGATAAACGGAAAAGAGCAGGCCCTTTCGGTCCTGCTCTCATTCGTCCACTTTACCAGTATAACACGTTCTGGTTTGCAATGTTCGCCGACTTTCTAAAAGTCGTTCAGTAGTTCGTCCTCGGCCTCCTGAATGCGCTTGGTGGCCGTGTCGAAGTATTGGTCGGACAGTTCCATCCCGATGAAGCTCCTGCCGGTTTTAACGGCCGCGACGCCGGTGCTGCCGGACCCCATGAAGGCGTCCAGGACAGTTCCGCCGGGGGTACAGATGGCCAGAAGACTCTCCAGTAGCTCCACGGGCTTCTCGGTCTGATGGAAACGCTGCTTCGGTGCCACTATGGGGACGTGGTAGACGCCCGGCATGGCCTTGGTGCCTTTGGCAGCCTTCCAGTCAACAGGCAGGTCGCCGTTGGAGCACCAGACCACGAACTCGCAGTCGTTCCGGAAGCGCCCCGGCTGGTTTCTGCTGATGCCTTTGTCCCATACGACGACGCCCCTCCACACCCAGCCGGCCATCTGCACGGCGTCCGTCATCGCCGGGAGGTTTCTCCAGTCCACGAACATCTCCAGGATCCCCCCCTCCCTGGTCTTTTGCCTCAGCTCGCTGCACACCCATCGCATGAAGGCCGTGAAGCTCCGCTGGTCCATGTTATCGCCGGAGAAGGCTGGGAGCCTGGAGGCCCCGTTGAAGTCGTTGTCGGTGTACTTGGCCGTCGTGCTGGCCTTGCGGTCGCCGGCATGAGTTCCGCCGGAGGAGTAGGGAGGATCACAGAGGATCAGGTCCACGCTGCCAGGCTCCACTTCTTTCAGCATTGCCAGACAGTCGCCATGCAGGAGTCGTATCATCCTAAAACCTCCCCCAGATGGGTGACGCCCATCTTCCTGAAATGATACGCCCTGCGGACGCTGTAGTTGATGGCGTCAGCCACCTCGGTCATCGGTGCCCGTGCTATGTAGAACTCGGTCAGCACGGTTCTCTCGTAGTCGTCCTCCAGCGTCTCAATGGCGTCGCTGATCTCGATGACCAGGGAGGCCTTCTCACGCCGGAGCTGCTCGATCTCTCGGTCCAGCTCGTCCACTCTGACGATGACGTCGGCCATCTTATCGGTCGGAGTGCTCTGGACCCTGTCGCGGTCATAGCGGATGGCGCCTGGCAGCAGGCAGGCCCTCAGCTCGTCCCGCTGGGTCTCTTTCCGTCTGATGATGATCTCCTTGCGGCGGATCTGCATCAGGAAGTCATAGGTCTCGTCTAAAGTCATGACAGCGTCACCTCCTTCGTGAGAAGCTGCTCCAGGCTGACGATGATCTTGTCGGTGCCCAGGGCGAAGCCCAGCTCGCGGCTGGCGCCGATGGATCGCTCCCAGCCGGGAAGCTGCACCAGGTAGTCAGCAGTGGACAGGAGCTCCAGGTCGATCCGCATGATGTCCTCGTAGCTCATGCACTCGACGGGAATGGCGTCATCAATCGCCGCAGGGTTAATGACATTGTAGCCCATCTCCTTCAGCGCGGCGGCAGCCTTCGCAAACTGACGCCGGTAGTCTTTATGGCCCGTAATGGGACCGCTTAAATATCCGATCATCTGAAAATCCTCCCTGTCTTTTTGTGTTTTATCGTGATGCGGCCGACTATTTCAAAGCCAGCCATGTCAGCCAAAAGGCGGAAGGTGTGGATCAGGTCCTTGTTCTTTCGCTCGGCCTCGTTTTCTTCTTGTATGACGTTTTTGGTACCGAGATAGGCTGTCACATCGAGATAGCCCTCCGCGTTTCTCCTCGGGTCGCTCATTTATTTCTCCTTTCTTTCAGTGCTGCCATCAGGGCCGCCTGACTGGTGTCCTTTGCCTCCAGGGCATCCATGACCTGCTCGTCCACGGTGCCCTCTGCGATCAGGTGGTGGATGATCACCGGCTTCTCCTGGCCCTGCCGATAGAGGCGGGCGTTGGCCTGCTGGTAGAGTTCCAGGCTCCAGGTGAGGCCGTACCACACGATCACATGGCCGCCCTCCTGGAGATTGAGGCCGTAGCCCACACTGGCCGGATGCGCCAGGAGCACCTGGACCTCGCCAGCGTTCCACTCTGCGATGTCCTCCGGGCCGTCCAAAGTCCGGGCCTCGGGGATCGCTGCCCGGATAGCGTCCAGGTCGTGCTTGTAGCTGTAAAATACCAGGACAGGGCTGTCGGTGGTGTCGATAATCTCCAGCAGCGCCTCCAGCTTTGCATTATGCAGCCGGACGACATTGCCCTCGTGGGAGTAGACGCTGCCGTTGGCAATCTGTAGGAGCTTGGTCATCACGGCGGCCGCGTTCAGGGCGACCACGTCCTCGTCGTCGATGTGAAGCAGCTGCTCGGCCTCCATGGTCTTGTACTGCTTCATCTCCTGGGGGCTCAGCTTGACCGGGATCCGGTTGTCGATCCGCTTCGGCAGCTTCAGGTAGTCGGCCGCGCTCATGCTGATGCAGATGTCACTGATGGCGGCCTCGATCTTCTCCCTGGCTCCCCGAAGGGGCTCCCACTTGAAGACGATGTAGCCGTTCCGGGCTCCCGGCCGGAAGTATTTCTCGCGGTAGGCTCCCAGCGTCTGGCCCAGGCGTTCGCCACGGTCCAGCAGGTAAATCTCAGCCCAGAGATCCATGAGGCCGTTGGCCGAAGGGGTGCCGGTCAGACCGACGACCCTGCTCACCCTCGGCATGACCTTCCGGAGAGCCCGGAAGCGTTTGGCCTGGGGGTTTTTGAAGCTGGAGAGCTCGTCGATCACAATCATGTCGAAGGGCCAGCCGGTCTTCAGCTTCTGGTAGAGATCCACCAGCCAGACCACATTGTCGCGGCCGATGACGTAGATGTCGGCGTCCGTGACCAGCGCCCGGCGCCGCTGCTCTGGTGATCCCAGCACCTTGCTGACGCGAAGGTGGCGGAGGTGGTCCCACTTGGCGTGCTCTCGTGTCCAGGTGTCCTCGGCCACTCGCTTCGGCGCGATGACCAGGACGCGATCCACCTCGAACATCTCGTTGATCAGGATGTCGATGGCGGTCATGGTGATGACGGTCTTGCTAACCGAGGCCCATCTCCAGGAACAGGCCGAAGCGCTTATTGTTGACGATCCTGTCTATCGCCTTCTGCTGATATTCGTGTGGGATGAACTTCATCGGGCATCACCTCCTTGTTGTTTTCTTTGTGCCACCTGGTTTGGTAGTCGTGGGGGATGTACTTCATCAGCCGACACCTCATTCCCTGGCGGCTCTGGCTTCTGCTTCCTTCGCCTCGATCCGTGCCATCTCCTCGGCGTACTCCTCCGCCTCATGCTCCAGATGCTCTTTGTCAGCCCATCGGGCCATGCACCAGTCGATGGCCTCCTGCTTGCCGGTGATCAGCGCCACGTTGCAGCCCATCTTCCGCAGCTGTTCCATTTGCCACTTTTGGACGGCTGTGGGCTTTTCGCCTTCGCGCTTCAGCTCTACAAACCATACCCGGCCACCCGGTAGGATAGCGATCCGGTCGGGCACCCCGTCGTTCCCGGGGCTTGTGAACTTCATAAACTTGCCGCCCATTCTCTCGACCTGCTTCCGCAGGCCACTCTCTATGTCTCGTTCTCGTTTTTCCATCTTTGGATCCTCCGTAACAACTATTCACTCTCGCGCGTATATGTCCGTGCGGGCGCTCTCGGGCGCGGTTTTCGTTGTCTATATTCAAATAATTAAAATATTAGGGGTTTCTTTGTTACCTTGTTACCTTGCCTAAAATATCGGGGGCTTTGGCGGTAACAACAACTTGAAAACAAGCAGTTGTTACCCCGTGAGCCTCCGACCGTGCACGGGTAACAACTTAATCGTTACCCGTGCTCCGGTGGTAACAACGTTGTGGGCCATATCCTGGCACCTTTTCCAGCTTGCTGCCGCTTTTCCAGCCGCCGATCCTCAGCAGCATGGTCTTGATCCGGTCGCCGTCCTGCCGCGTAAAACGGGCCCACGGGAGCCCCAGGCACTCGCAGTAGATCTCCTTGGTGCTGACTCGCGTGCGCTGCATCGTGCCCTCGATGGTCGGGCTCAGGACGTCGCGCTGCTGGAAGTAGTCCACACGCTGGCTCAGGTCCCAGCTGTACCAGTCCGCCGGCAGCAGGGTGTCCAGATACTCGGCCACCTCGCCCTCGCGCTCGTCGAACTCCAGCGCGTTCAGCTGCATCCTCGCGGCCTCGCGTTCCAGCTCGTAGTCCAGGTAGGTCGTCTCGCCCTCGGCCACGAAGATCATGGCCTCGGCCCAGATCTGGGCGCGGGTTTCCTCGGTCATCTCCCAGACGCTGAGGCGGCCCTTCTTCACGGGAACGGGCCAGAAGCGTCGGTTGCCGGTGGTATCTCTCAGGAAGCCGTCGGTGCTGTTGGTAGTGCCGCAGATGATGCAGGTCCTCGGGTGGCTCTGCACCACGCGGCCGTAGGCTGCACGGTAGGCGTCGTCCTGGCGGCTCAGGAAGCCCTTGACGATGTCGATGTCGGCCTTGCGGGTGCCCTGCATCTCGCCGATCTCCATGATCCACTTGCCCTGGAGCTTCTCGGCTGCGGTCTTGTCCCTGGTGTCGGCCAGGCTGAGGGAGTCGTCAAACCATTCGCCGCCCAGCTTCCGGAGCAGGGTGCTCTTGCCGATGCCCGGAGGGCCATCGAGCACGAGCATGGTGTCAAATTTGCAGCCAGGCTGCAGCACACGCTGGACGGCTCCGACGAGGGTCTTGCGAGTCACAGCCCGGGTGTAGGTGGAGTCCTCGGCGCCCAGATAGTCGATCAGTAGCGTGTCCACTCTGGACACGCCGTCCCACTCAGGCAGCGCCTGGATGTATTCCCGCAGGGGGTTGAAGTGCCGGTCGTCGGCCACTTTGATCAGTGCCGTGACGACGGCCGAGTTGGTGAAGCGGGACTGGTAGACTCTGTTCATGTATGCCAGGAGCTGCGCGTCGTCGGCATCTCTCCAGGTGCCGCCGTCATTTCGCCACGGCAGCGGTCCGGTCTTTTCGATGGCCTGCTTCAGATCGTTGTAGGCGATGTTCTGGAGGCCCTCATCGTGCTGCACGATCAGCACGGCGTTGACGAGAGTCGGGCAGACCTCCATCTTGGCGTTGCGCTCCAGCAGAAGGGCCCAGTCCTCCGGGGCCTCCTCCAGCTGGGCGAACTCTTGGCGAGCGTTCGCTGCTTGCTCGCTCGCGGCTGTTCGTTTGCAGCCCTCGTCATCTCTGGCCACGTCGGCCATGGCCTTGTAGCTCGGGGCGTCCTTGCCGCTCTTGTCCTCGTGACCATCGTCCAGATGTCCGAACTTGTGGAGGCGGACCAGGTCGAAGGCGTTGCAGAGCTGGCCGCCGGCCGGGTCGGTGCTGTGGTTGGAGTAGGCGAACACGTCGCCGTCATAGACTACCAGGCCGGCAGCTGTCGAGCCGGCTGCGTAGGTGTAGCGGTCCTCTTTGGCCGTCGGGGTGTAGACGTCCGGCAGGAACTTGGCGATGGCCTCGGTGATGCTGTAGGTGCGGCAGAAGATACCGACGACGCCCTTCTTCTCCAGTGGGTCGCCCTGTTTGTCTGCCTGGCGCTTCCGGATCCCGGCCATGCGCGAGGACTCCGGCCAGTAGCTGGTGTCGGTCCAGTCCGGGTACTCTGCCAGGATGGAGTCAGCCGCCAGGAAGGGGGCGTCGTAGTATTGGAAGAAGGGCTCGACGTCCACACTATGGCTCGGCCAGTACATCAGACGGGTCGGCTGGAAGGTGGAGTCGTCGAAGTAGTCGATGCCGATCTTCTCGGCGATCTTGCGGGCGATGGCCTCGTACTCGTCCGGCGTGACCTCTCTGTCAAGAGGCATGATCAGACGGTAGCGGGGCTTCGCCTTGGTGTGCTTATGTGTGGAGTAGACCGAGGCGAAAGATCGGAAGAGCACACGTCT